TCCGGCGAGGACATTAACTTCTCCCACTTCTTTTCAAATCCTGAATCCATTAAGCGGCTTGCCCCATCGCCGCTGCGACCGCGGCCATCTGATCGTCACCGGCTTCGCCGCCAGTCTTCGCTACCTGCGCGGCCTGGTTGGCTTGCTCGATGCCCTGCTGTTGCATCTGCGCTTGCATCATCGCTTGCTGTTGCGCCTGACGCTCTGCTTTCATCTGCTGCACTTCTTCTTCCGATCGGATCGCCTCTGCTGGGACACCTATGCGTTTAGCCAACAGCCGGCCGATGGAATCAAAGTCAATGACATCGAGAACGTCCTGATTAATCTGCGCCATCGTGCCCAACTGCTGGAACCAACGCTCGATCGCGTAGACCTCTTCCATGCGCTGTGCACGGGCTAATGGTGATACATATTCAACATCGAGATTGGCTTCGCCCTCACTAACAATCGACGGTGGTTCAATAAACTCGCCAGCGCGAAACATGGTCATAAACACACGCTTAACCAGCGGATTCAGAAACTCAGACTGAAGCCGACCAACCACCGGACCCAGAATCTGTTGCATCAATTCCATTCGAGCCCGAACTTCTGTGGCTGTCATATTGGGACCGTCGTGCAACTGCAACTGATCATTGAAGAATGAACGACGGATGTTGGTGATCATCTCCTGTGCTTTGATCTGCGACACCTGCCACTGTGCACCACTATTAAACGGTTTCACCGCATTCACATCGCGCACGTAGGTCAATCCACCTGGATCCAATCTGAGGTCACCAATGATCCCGTTATAGGATGCAAGCGTTGGTGGATCGATGCTCTTCTCCCAGGCGCGCATTTCAAAACGCTTTGCTTCATTCAATGTGCGAATGTCAGCACGAGCAATCAGCGCGGGACTGAATCCATAAACATCACCGGAAAGTTTCGACCATCGTGGACAAACCCAAGGCATTTCGTAGTAGCCATCTTCCATGACTAACTTTTTATCTTTCACCACCACCCAACACGACGCCCACGGCCGTTCAGCCGGCGGTGCCAGTTCACCAGTTTCTAAAACTGTCTCGCGTGGATACACCGCATGGATTAATTCAAACTCTGTATCAGGCTTTTTGTTTTCCATAGCCTGGTTAACCGACTCGCCCACATCAAAACCAGACTCTGCCGGCCACAGTTGCATGATCTGCCGCGCAGTCATCCTCATTTGCCGATAAATAGTATCGACACGGCCATCAGAATCCTCGGACAAGGCGATCTCTGATAGGTGTACGGTCTTGAAATTGAGGTGCGCTTGGGTGTCACGAGTGTTAGCGCGTTCAATCAACATACCAGCGGTGCCAAAACAACACAGATCGAGGTACAACTCGTTGACCTCGGAGTTGAAGTTCGACTCTTCGAGCGACTTGTACATCCGATTAATGCAGTCTTCTAGCCAGGTCATCGCCTCGTCGTTGTTATTCATCTCCTCATCACGGAAACGAATGTGGAACCAACGACCACTCGGCGCGGTTAACGCGCCATGCAGACCAGATGCCAGCATTTGATTTGAACTAATCGCGGTCGAATCAAACAGATCGTCATCACGCTTACGACCCTTGACCTGCTCGTTCTTGAAATAGGCTTTTGTCGGTAAAACAAAATGAGCAACCTCGTCCCAGAGATCTACCCAGTTCTCGCGTCGGGCTTGCAACGCCTCACAGCGTCTTATGATCTGTTCTGGATCTGGTTTCTTACCGTCGTACTCAGCCATTACGCACCCGCCATTAATGTCTTCGTCGTAACGCCAGTGGCTAGACTGCTATTTGCTACACCGGTTGCGCTCGTTACGATGGTAGATTCAAAACCAGAATCACTAGAACGGATACGCAACCACCGCAGATAATCTGCGTGTGTTTTTACCCAGGCCGGCGCATCTTTTGGAATGCCCATCGCCGCCCGTTGTAAGTCTGCAATGGCACTCGCGTATTGGCTATCAAGGCTAGCAAGAGCATTCGATATACGCTCACCGCCGCCGCCATCGTCGTTGCCAACATTAATGTTGTTATTATTATTGTTTCTATTTTTGTTAGTGTTATTTGTCTGCACGACTTCTTTTTTCTTAAACAGGTTGCCCAGATAAACATCGGGCGGACCTTCCATATGATCAAACCGATCTCTGCCGGAAATGCCTGTGGGTTGAAAAATAAATCGCCATTTTGATTTATCAGACTCATTCATGTTCTCAACTCGCGCATACCCTTTCTGCCCTTCCAGCATCATGGGTATACGCTTCTCGGCTTTCATAGTCCCAAAATATCCTTTGCGCCGAGGCAGATTTTGTAAATCGCCGGTCACTTTCCAATCGTAAGAGGCACCCTGTTGGTAAAGAGAATCACTCTGCGCGGCCATTATTGCGCCTGTCCCTGCGTAATTCTTACGAAAGCGCGTTGCCGCGTAAGAGTCATTTGATGAGACACGACCCGACTGTGTTATATCGTATTGGGGGGAATTATCCACATTCTTTGTGTTCTGGGGCGTGACCTGCCGATTCTCATTCTGGCCATGCTTTTCCCAATGAGCCTGACCATACTGGGCCAGGGTTTTTCCACCAGCGGCCCCCCCCTTGTTTCCAGCTTTTGCAAAATCCTTCTTCAGATCGGGATTATTTAGAACATAACTTTTGAAGCCCATCGTTTACCCCAGTGCGCGAATGACTCGCGTCGGCTTGCCCATAACATTGTGTGCCATCTCATCCCAACCCATACAAAAGTAACGGAGCGCATCTGCTGCGTGACTCGACCAGTCGTGTAGTGGACGCACTCGCCAAGTCTGATGCTTCTCGTCAAACTCTTTGCGATACGCGGCGATGCAATCAATCAGATGAGAACACTTGTCCTCGTCAATATAGAAGCGGTTGAACATTGACCGCACGCAGTTGATGCCATCATCAACCGGATGCTTGGTCACGATCGTGAAAAACATACCCAGATCACGCGCCATCTCTAGACGTGACTTGCCAGACGCAAACTCACGCGCTGTGATGTCGTGTGGCGCGAAATGATCTGCATATGTATATGGTTTTTCCTTGAGCATGTTGATGTAAAACGGCAGTCCTTCGCCGGTGTTTTGCTCGTAATCAATAATGTGAATTTTATTGTCCACATACTGCACAAAGATGATTGCGGTACTGTCGCCAATCCCGATATCCCAACTTGTATACACGGGCTGTGCCGTTTGCCAGGGGACGCATGTGACGCGTTTCTCCACACGAGCGCGGTCTAGTTGGTCGCGGTAGTAGGCCCCTGGCAACGCAGCGTCCCATGAACAAAAGTATTCGGACTGGATGAGTTCTTCGGGCATTCCCTCTGCCCGTTCACGCTCGATTGCTTCAGCATCCAATAAATTAGTGTCTTCAACTGTCAGTAATTGAGTGAACCAATCGGGGTTCCCATCAGCCATTGTGAATAATCTGAAGCCGTGGTTTCGACCTCGCGGTGTAAAGTTGAAAATCGCCCAGCCATTATTTAATGCAAGGATTGGGCGGATCAATTCCCAGGCTCGTGGATTCTGGAGTGAGTATTCTGAGAAGACGACGCCGATTGGATTTGTTCCAACGATACTGTCAATGTTGTCTGTTCCTACGAGTTGAATCACGGACCCATTTTTCAGGGTAATCCGCATCTCCGTGTTGTTCAGATTCTTTATGATCTGTTTCGGTACGTGATCGAGGAACCTGAAGCCCTCATTGCTCATTCCTGACCAGATAACCTTTTTGGCCTGGTTATATGTGGGTAATGTGTAAAAGTACGTACCGCGCCGTTCTAGGGCTTTCTTGATGGTTAAATTCCACAGGGTAAGATCCTTACCTGCACGACGGTGCCACACCAAGCAAGCGCGGTTGTAGTCCCCATCCATCGCGATGAAGACCGGTAGTTGGTAACTGCGCGGCTCAAACTTGTATGGAATCCGTAGATCCGCAGAATTTTTTGTGTCAGTCCCCACGTACTATCAGACGCCCCTTTTTTTTCGGGGGGTGGGGGTCCATTTTTCGCCATTTTCTGACCCCCCCCGGCCTCCAAAATAAATGTTTTTCGCCGGCAACCACCTGGATCCGGTGGTGTCGCCAGCAGAAAAGCCCTGGGATTTCATGCGCTTACGAGAGTCGCATCGCTTTCGTACCACATTTCGTACCACATCATCGTGCGAACCGCGTCACATTCACACCCAAGTCAGCATCGGGCTCGGCATCGTCAGGCTCGTCGGGCAATCTCGTAGATGTAGCGTTCACATCCCCCATATCTCCCGACCCATCTGCCTCGTAACGTGTGACATTGACGGTCAGGTCACTGTCATCCGCATTGCTCACCATTGAATGATGAAGCGATGAGTAACGGAACTGAATGAGGCGTGACAACGCACGCTCTTCAATGACTAGGTTGCCCTGCTCTTGTGCCTTCTTGAGTAACGACATGTACTGATCAACCGGGTCGAAGCCGGCATCAACCATCTTATCAACAGCGGCCAGGCTCAACTTATTGTGTGAGCCCTTCGGCCTCCCTGGATTCCCTTCTTTGAATCCCGATCGTCCTTCACCAGCAGTGTGATTGTAATCACTCATGGGTAGTCCTTTGAGTGTCTGATCCTGTGCCCTTTATGTTCAATCTAGTTGAGGCTGTTGGGCCGTGATCACACTCATATCGTAACCATAAAAAAGCCGGCGGATGCCGGCACATAGAACTGCTCACTGTAAGTATAGCCGCTAGACCCGCAACCTATTCATCATGCAACCTTGTGTTCCACATTCGGATAGCATCACGCAGGTCACGATCATAGTCGTCCAGCATAATGATGACCGTACGATAGTCACGCTCGAACCCTGCCTTCCACCATTTGAGACCCACTGCCTGTGCCTTTTCTTTTTGTGACAGGTCCTCGCCCGAGCAGAATGCCTTGAGACCCAGCGCAATCAGAGTCTCCCAATACTCTGCATTCGAGTTGCGTGACCATTCATCACTGACATAGATAGTTGCAATCATGCCGCGACGGATTGCGTGCCACTCTGTTGAATCACCCGCGTATCGATAACGAGCATAAGCAGCCGCTGTCCGTGAGATAGACAACAGCATCATGGCTACATCGTCCCAGGTGATCTCAGGCTGACCGCCAGACCCACGCTCAAGCCTGGCACCACGGACATTCAGCAGCCGCAAATGCTCAAGGTTCATGGATGACGCCAATAATCAAATGAACCAAGCCCTTCGGCCTCACCGGCTCAAGCATTCGAGCCTCGATATGTTTGATCTGCGAATCGTCGCGAAACAATGAGCCCTTTTCCAGCCCATCGAGCAACGCCTTCAGGATGTTATCGAGGTCTCGTTTGCGCCGATCAGGGGGATGGGCCATCACAACAAGGCGCAAATGTTCGGTCTCCCAAGGCTCATGGAAAAGGGGCATTGCTTGGCGGACAAGTTCAATGTAGTGCCGGCCAGGTTCAGCCAGGTAGACACGACCTCTACCGTGTCGCCAGTAGCGATTAACTGATGGGGGCCAGGGCACATCAAACTGGAGTTCAACCATTAGGGAATATCCTCTTGTAAGTTGCTGCTGTGGGCTTCTCAGATGGGTTGGGATGAGCCTTACCACCGTAGTTGCACCACTTCCAAAACGGGACACAGGCAAGGTTCTTAGTTGCACAGCGTTTGCGCCAGGGGCAACCGAACCCCACATCACACGGTGGTGTGCCAACTGTCATAACTGCCAGCAATAATTCAGGTGATTCCCACTTAACCAGGCGTTTGTGGTTTCGCACTCGACAACGGCCACAACTCTTCACCTTGCCTTGGCGTAGTAGTGAGCCGCGTGCCTCTACAGAACGGCCGCACGCACACTCGCACTTCCAGATGGCACCTTCGCCCTGCCCCTCTCCACCGATGTACTCGACAACCGTCAAACGACCGTAGATTTTCTCCAACTCATCGATGGGTGTGAGTGGAGTCATGGAGCGGTCTGCCCGAATGGTTCAGATGGAGGTGCGGTGTGGTGTGTGTCTGTAAGACACACCACACCGCTCCGTCCATTCCACCCACCACGCGGTGCGGTCTCGGAGCGGTCTCGGTGCGGTCTCATAAGGTCCGACCCACCCCCCCCCTTATAGGCGTCGGGGAGGAGAAAACGGATCCTACTAAGCAGCGTCCGTTTTTTTTGAAAAAAAACTGGGAAAGTCGGCTTATAGGTGTGACACTTACCCCCCCTCTGTATGTCACACCTGTACTCACTTAGACCGCAGCCCTTTCATCTTGATGGAGGGCATCCACTCCTGAAACAGCACACCGCGGTCCATCCATTCCTTTATCAGGTCCTTTGCCTGGGTCTTACCGATCTGCAAGTGGTCAGCCAGGTACTTCCCGAGGTAGCGTTCTGATTGCGCTGCCTTCGAGAATGGAGTGCCCAGATCCCAACGAGCCTGGACCTCGAACATCACCTCGCTGAATTGCTCTGGTGAGAGGTGTGTGGCGTCGTCTAGGGCATCACCAATGCGGTCAGAGCATTCGACCAGGAGGCCGGTTAGGGGGTCTCGCAGGAAGGTTTGTATGGTGTTGGATTGAAACTCATTTGACTTGACCACAGCCCCCTGGATTAGGGCCAGGTAGGGGATGGGTTCACCGAGTGCCTCCTCTACCCTTAACCGGTCCTTGTTGGGTGTTGGGTACAAGCAATAACAAAATCGTGAGCCGTCCAGCAGTGCGGTCGTTCCACGGACTGACGCCCGTGCAGCCTGGGGAGAGTCGATCTCACCCTGCTCCTTCCTCATGTGGTGAGCCACTAAGACCGTTGCACCAGAGGCGGCGCACAGTTTCGAGACAGCCGACCACCACTGCTGCGCTGCCGCTGGGTCGGCGTTGATGTCAGCAGCGCACAGGACCTGTAGCGGGTCCAGCACAATCAGTTCAATGTCATCGTACCGGGCGATCTGGTCGCAGAACTGGTGCCAGGCAGGGGTCATTGAGTATTGACCGGACTGAGACTTCAGGAACGCAACGTGTCCCCCGGCATCCACCAGGGACACTAGGTGCAGGTTGTCCTTGACCTTCTCCTTCTCGGTCTCTTGTACCAGTTGGTCAACGCGTCGATGAACTGCACGCCTGGAGTCCTCCGCAGTGACCATCACCACCCGACCATGTTTAGCGATGCGACCACCCAGAGCGTACTGGCCGGTGAAGCCAGGGCCGGCAGCGACTCGAATGCACAGGTCCAACAGGAGGTAGGACTTACCGACGCCGCCAAACGACGCCATCATGCCGGCCGTTGCGGTTGGGAGACAGCCCTCGATCAGCCAGTCGATCGGACCTGCGTCACCCATGTACTGCTTTTCAATTGTCCAGTCATCAACGTCGAACGTGGCGCGATCGGTGTCCGCAAAGATCGCCGTCATCTCGGAGTCAGCGAATGCCTTTAGGTCTTCGAGTTCGTCACCCTCATCGACACGTTCTTGTACGGTTCGAGACAGCGTCGAGAGTCGTCGTTTGCGGGACTGCTCTCGAACCAGTCGTGCATGAGCCAGGATGTTGGCAGTGCCTGGCGTGCGGTTGGCTAGGTCACCAACGAACTGTAGGCCGATGTCTTCATCAGCACCGAGTGCATCGGCGACGGTGATGACATCAGCAGGTAGACCTCGTTCACGGAGTCGGCGAATGATGCCGAATATTTTTCGCAGGTCGTTGTTGAAGAAGTCGCGTTCTTCGAGAACGCTTTGAACATCCCGAAAAGAGGAATCATCAAGTAACAGTGCGCCAATGACCGCACTTTCGGCTTGAGTCATACCGGGATCAATCACAAAAAAAGAACCGGACCTGGGGAGGAGAAGTGCCCCAGGCCCGGTCCAAATAACACACCATGAGGAGGAATTTCATGGCCTTGGCTTTATCCCGCCAAGTGGGCTAGTCGTACTGCCCGAAAATGTCGGGCCTAATGTCTGAGGGTCTCACGTGGTGATCCGCTAAATGTGCCAAAGTTCTGACTCGGTTAGCAGGGATACCGTTCTTCTTCCACTGTTGGACAGCCGATCTGGTTATGCCGAAATGCGCCGCAACCTTAGAAATTCCGCCGCATTTCGCCAGGACGGTATCAACGATGAAAGACGATCTTGCCATATGCCTCTATATTCCGTTAGAGTTGCTACACATACAGTCTACCTGCTGACTATTCTAGGCGCAAACACGATTCGAGAAGGTTTCTGTTGAATGACTAGCGATTCCGACTCCAAGTGGCAATCGGAACATGGGCTGCGCCCAGGAGTTTTTTTTGCCGGCGAAACGCCAATCCATGAAACGGAACTGCACCCGCAGACCGTGATCAACATGTTGAAGGCTGAACTACGCCGCTCACAAACACACGTGCAACAACTCTATCGGCGGATAGCCGAACTCACAGGAGAAGAAGATGGCCCCAATTGAATTCAAGAACCCCGCTGATGCCGCACTAGACCAAGGCATCAAAATGCTGCCCTTTGGTGGTGCGGGGTCAGGCAAAACCGTCCTGGCCCAAACCACCAAAGAACCCACGATTCTAGTCAGTGCTGAAGCCGGCTTGCTCTCTCTCCGACACACCAAAGCAGACATCAAGGTTGTCGAGGTGCACAACATGGACGACATCGAAGGCGTCTACAACCACCTTGTCGGTGGATCCGATTTCAAGTGGATTTTTATTGACTCTGTCTCGGAAATTGCCGAGGTGGTTTTAGCCCATGAACTCCTGTTGTCAAAGGACCCTCGGAAATCCTACGGAGAGATGGCGACCAAGATGATTCAACTCATCAAGATGTTCCGCGACCTGCCAGGTTATGACCTGGTGATGACCGCGAAGATGTCCCGCGTCCAAGACGATAACGGAAAGTTTGTTTACGGTCCCTCGATGCCTGGCCGGCAACTCGGCCATCAATTGCCCTACCTATTTGATGTCGTCACGCCACTCCGCGTTGAACGCAACGCCGAAGGCGACCTCGAACGCATGATGCAGATGGTGCGGGACGACCAGTTCGAGGCTAAAGATCGCTCGGGACGTTTGGATAGATTCGAGGAACCGAACCTCGCAAAGATCAAAGCAAAGATTCTCAACAACACGGCTCAGAAAAAAGCCGCATAAGGAGTTTGTAATGGCAGCACTTCCCTTTCCGATTTTACCCGCAGAGGATGTTTTAGTTTCCGACTTTGAGCCGCTTGAGGCCGGTTGGTACACGGCCGAGGTTACCGCTGAAAAAGACAAGACCAGTGCGGCTGGCAATGAGATGAATGAATTGGAATTCACCCTTGCATCACGAAAGGTGTGGAAGACCTACAACATTCTGCACCCTGATACAAAAGTCCGCGACATCGCGCAACGGGAGATCTCCCAATTAGCAGCAGCGGCTGGGTTTTTAGCGGTCGCTGATACTAAAGAGTTGATTGGCTCATACGTGCAGGTATGTTTGAAGGTAGTACCCGCTAATACCGAAAAGGGTTACAAGGCTCGTAACGACATCACCGCGTATCGTTCTTCTGACAACTCTCCCCCGGCACCGGGTGTTGTAGTAGCGAAACCCAATAGCGCCCCCTGGGCCAAAGCGAGTTGATGTCATGGACCTCGACGGTGTTGCCATCATACTCGGCTACCTCTGCGTCTGGCTCGGACTCTTCTGCCTCTATGGTATCGGTGAAACAATCTGGCTTGCCGCCTGTGCGAGGGGCACCAGACAAGCGACGCGCAAGCAATCGCGCACTCGCTCATTTTCTCCAGGTCCGCGAACAGTTCGACAAACTTTTGAGTGACATCGAGTCCGCCTTGGACGGGGACTCGATGTTCATTGAGGACGCAGTCGATGAGGTGTACGCCGCGTGTGATCGTTTAGCCGAAATCAAAGACTCGCTGAAAGACTTTGCAGATGAGAACCAATTCAGACACATCAGAGAAACAGACGAGAGCCAGCCAAGATGAAAAGACCAACCAACCTCGACAAGGCCACACGTGAAAGCATGAGGCGTCGCATCTACAACTTCATCGCGTCCAAAGGTCGACAGGGTGCAACGTGCGATGAGATTGAAGTGGCGTTGGATATGCGGCACCAGAGCGTGTCCTCCATTATGTGTTCCATGAAAAAGGGCAAGCCTTACATCCGACACGGGACCATTATGAAACGCGGTAAGTTCCAGGAGATGTATCGCCCGACGCGTTCACGGCGCAATGCCGGTGTGTGGGTCGCGATGGATCGACGGCCATGAGTTGGATTATCAAGACTATGTACGGTGCCTTGCAGGGCGACCACGTTTATGGGGTTGGGTACTACCTACAGAACGATATTGAATTCACCATGGTTAAGGAATTCGTTGTCTTTGAGGACGCCGCCAATTTTGTGCACTATTTGAACGGGGGATCGTTATCTGTAGCAAGCCGTTTTTATAAACTTGACGAGGAATATGCCGAAGTGAAGGCCGGATGAAGATTCCACCACCACGTGATAGAACCCTTGACGCGATCGATCAAGAGATCATCAGACAGAATCCACCTCAACAGCGTCCTTATGTGGGCGCATCTGTACTGGGTCGGGACTGCTCACGCGAGATACACAACATGTTTCGCTGGGTAGCCCCGACCCATTTTGATGCCGCTACCCTGCGCCGGTTTTCAAATGGGTTTATGGATGAAGAACTGATGGGCGATCGAATCGACCTGGTCCCGTCAATCGAGTTGATCCGCACCCAGGATGATCACCATCAGATCAAGGTGACAGCCTTTGGTGGACACTTCCAGGGGCACATGGATGGGGTCATCAAGGGCGTGTATGTCGCACCCAAGGCATGGCATATATGGGAACACAAAAGCACCGCTGAGAAGGGCTACAGAGCCCTCACACGGGCGATTGCAAAGCATGGTGAGAAAGGTGCGCTCAAGGCCTGGAATGAGACCTATCATGCACAATCGCAACTCTACATGGGACTCACGTTGGATTGGCCTGAACCGATCAACCGGCACTACATGACGGTCAGCACGCCAGGTGGTCGCGATTACCAAAGCATCCGCACCAACTATGATCCCGACGCGTTCAAAGCCTACATGCAGAAGGCCGAGTCGATCATCTTCAACCTCACGCCGCCAGACCGGATCTCTGGTGACCCCGAGTTTTTCCAGTGCAAATGGTGCACCTTCCACGCCAACTGTCACGAGGGCAAAACAGCCGTTGTCTCATGCCGCACCTGCGTTCATGTCACACCGACCGAGGATGGTCGTTGGCACTGCCGTTTCCATGACAAACACCTATCGCGTACCGCACAGGAGAATGCGTGTAACAAACACCTCTTTATTCCTGAATACCTACCCTGGGCCAACGTAACGGAGATGGACCAGGAGGCCAACGAGATCCATTACCGCACCCCGAATGGCAAAGACTTTATAAATTGCGACACGGGCGATTTTGCGACGTTCAGGTTCACATCTAAGGACCTGCAACACTGCGACGCCGACCTGCTCGAAAAGGATGGTGGATTCCTCAAGGCAATGGCGATGTTCGACCCCGAGATCGTGGAACGCAAAAAGAAAACACCCTTCAATCCCCCTCCCCTCGACGACCCCCTACCCGACTTCCTATGAGGCGACCCCAGTCCGAATTGAACCTCGATAAGGACTACCTCACCATCGAAGAGGCCGCGGCCTACTGTGGTGTTTCCCCTGACCACTTCACCAGGGAACGTGCCACTCATAGCCTGGCCGCAATCTTCTTCATGGGCAAAAAACTCTTCCGAAAATCTGACCTCCAGGCGGCGATAGAAAAAAGATCGCTTTAGGGGCTTGCATCTCATAGCAGCATCTGCTACATTCCCTAATGTTGTTAGGTTAGGGGTTGATAGACAAGGCTTCTAATTAAGAGAGTGGGTATCACGACCTCTCCCGCGGTCCCCGACCCCGTAATCTTTTTCCCCTGACCTCTCTGGGTCCAGGGTGTCAAGCGCACGGTAGAAGACGGGCGGACACCGCCAGAGTGTGGTCAGGGGGATAGTGGAGTTGCTACCGACAAACGAAAGCGTTTGTCAGTATCAATTTTTAATAGGAGAAGAGAAATGAAACACACTGACCGACTAATCGACGAAGCGCGAGAAAACGCAAAAGTTAATGGTCTTCGATGGAACACCGAATGGACTCGCAAAAATGGTGAGTGCAGTTCGCGGGAATATAAATTGGGATTTGCGGATTGGAAATACTTTGAGAAGGACGGGTGGTGTTCATCTTTTGTATCCGTCACCTTAAAGGTTTTCGCGGACGGTAAAGAGCGCAAGATTTTTAGCATCGATCACTTTGGAGCGAGCCGAAAAAATTGCGAGGCATTGATCGCCAGCAAGACGGTCTAATTATTCGCACTCATTGGAATTGAGTTGCAACACACCCTGCGCTTTACGGAGCGCAGTCGTGTTTCAATTTTCAAAACAGGAGAAGAGAAATGAATGTGTCTAAAACCCCATCACTTTGGAGAAAAGCTGACAACGACAAGCATGAGGCTATTTTGCGACCACTGAGTAAGAAGATTGACTACTACATCATTCTTCCAGCGGTAAGCCCAGAAGGCGATGAAGGATATTGGGAGTCTCATCATGTGCTTGATGAATCATTCCCGAGCATCAATAAAGCCAAACAACATTTGAAGGACGCTGGCTACCTTATTCGCACACATTGGAATTGAGTTGCTACATACCCTGCGCCTTACGGGGCGCAGTCATGTATCAATTTGGAAACAGGAGAAGAGAAATGGCTTGGAACTTAAACCTAGAAACAATCACGATGGATGCTTTATCAGCACTGTTGGAAGTTGACCGAAAATTTCGGGGAACGGATGACTACATGGGCCTAGCGTACTTCTGGGCACACGACTACAAGCATTATTTACGAGATGCAAGCATTGCCAAACGTCGTGTAGTCCACAAGAAGTTATTAGAAGAAGGTCTGGAAGTAACCGGCGTTTCATCAAGGCATGAGTACATCGTAGTAAGCATTTGCAAACCAGAAGAACTGAAATGAGTACCAATAAGCGTTTGCTCAAACTGATGTCGAAGCATCACCTCACATCTCAACAGGTTGCAGACCTGGTGCATGTGAGCCTTTCCACCGTACAGAAATGGCGACAGACCCCTGGCAACGTAAGCCATTACGAAATGCCAGAGGGTCTGTTGGAGTTACTTGAAATCAAAACAGGAGAAAAGAAATGGCGGGTATAAGAAGAAGACCCGACACGGGTCAGTGGCAGATTCGATGGCGAGATGAAAACGGCAAACCGAAATCAAAAGGGTTGCCCAAAGGCGTCAGCAAAAAAGAACGTGACGTTGCGTTGGCTGAAGTCAACTTGATTGAGCGCGGTGCAAAGAATGGTCTGTCGGTTATCGGATCAATGATGGCTGCACCAGTGGAGAAGGGTCCAGTCTTCAAAGAGTATGCGAAAAAATATCAGATCGACTTCGCTCTGGAGTACCCCCGATCCGCGCGGAAGTGTGATGGTCATATGATCCATTTGATCAAGCACTTCGGTGACCTTCACTTGGTTGCCAGTGAGGCGAGTGAAAAAAGCTGGTGTGATGCCTGGGACCGATACAAGTCGATCCGCTTGGGTGAAGATGGTGTATCAGCCTCGACTCTTCACGGTGAATGGGAGACCTTGCGGTCATCCCTCAATCGTGCGGTTCCGAAACTGATCCGCTACAACCCAATGCAACAGGCGGTGTTTGGCCCCAAGGTTCCGAAGCCACATATCCATGTGTTCGAGCCGCACGAGTTGGCCGCGATTGACAAGGCCGATCCAGTGTTCGCGGCAGTGTGGCGTTGGGGGGCTAACACCGGGATGCGCCGCGGTGAACTCGAAGTCTTGCAGAGGAAGTTGATTGGCCGTGATGAGGTTGCCATCTTGAACGACCCCAAGGCTGGGGTTGAGACCAAGTCTGGTGCGTCCCGCATCGTGCCGCTGTCGGACGAGGCCCAGGATGCCCGTGACCGAATCATCTTTGAGAACCAGGAAACCAGCCTGTTTCTCAATCCGGTCAGCCGGGGGGTTTGGTCAAAGAGGTTTCTTCGAGCGCGGATAAAGGCAGGTGTAGAACGCGGTACTCTGCATGGTCTTCGCCACTTCTTCATCAGTCACCTGGTGAATGAGTTGCGCGAACCGTTGCCGGTGGTACAGGAGTTAGCAGGTCACTCCAAGATTGAAACCACCATGAAGTACATCCGAGTGTTACCGGATCACCACAAGCGTGCGATCGCCAACTTCAAGGTATACGGAAGTTGAGCAATCTTGTGGTACGTTTTGTGGTACGTGGAGTCTCTCGGTCCGCCAGGGCCTTCCGCCGAGTTCCTAAGTGGGTGTTTGCAAAGGGAAATTTGGAGCGGGAAACGAGACTCGAACTCGCGACATCCACGTTGGCAAGGTAATCCAACGCTAGGCAGGGCCTCAAATTTGGGGCCCTGTCTACATTCCTAATCGACTGAA